CCTATATTGTTATTAGAAGCACCATCGCCCCATCCGTTACTATTTGCCATTTTCTAATTTTTTTAAGTAAGTCTTTAATTTTACAATATTGACTTCTTTTGGTTTGTATGTCTTTAAATGTACCAAGATGTGTAATTATTTTGTGTGTCTGGAAACATATCACTATTGGAATTTGTGTTGTATTCAGGAAACAAATTATTGTTGTTGCTTATGTAGTCAATAAAACGTTGTGTGTAGTGTTGTGCTATTTGCGTTTCCTTTTCAATTAAGAAATCTATTTCGCTTTTTTCTACGCTTGTACTATTTTCTGAATTGTGTTTATAAACTCCTTTGTTACTAATCGTGTAAGCTGCGAACGGCAAATAATATTTCATTGCTAAATGAATAAGCATTGGCTTCAAATAAGTAGTTGTAAGCGTTAAATAATTTCCACTTAATGTATTTGCTATTATGTCCGCTTTTATCTTGTTTAGGAGCTTCGTACCGGTGAAATTTTGCAAGTCTGTATCTTGTGCAATCTTAATATATTGTATAAAATTGTCCGTGTCAACGTTTCCGTTTAACGAAGTAAATTTAACTAAATCTTGTCTTGTGACTAAAAGTGCTTCTGCCATTAATTCTCTTTTTTATTTGTAGGTAAAAACCCTTTGTTAGGCATATCAATTGGACGTTGTGCAACTAAACTTGGATTAGTAATTACATAACCAAATTTAGCAGCTTTTGCTTGTGCTAATTTTTTCGTGTTTGCGGTTATGTTTAATCCTGTTCCTTCAAGGACTGCATAAACTTGTTTATTCCAACGGTGATGACAATTTCCACCGCCTTTATATAACCAAATTGAATAAGTGTCAGCACCTTTAGGCCCCCAACCTTTATTAACAACTTGTGAACCCATATTTAAAATATCTTCTTTTCTATAAATCTTGTTTGCTAAAACCATTTGAGTACAAAATTCACGTCTGTTATCTGTTGTTTCTCCTTCGTATTTATAACGAACAACGAACTTTACTCCGTCAATAGTTTTGTCTTGTCTACTTGTTATGTTTGGTCTTGCGTCACCTGTAGAAACCAAGTTAACTATCTTGCTTAATAAACTTTGTGTAGGTTCTTTGCTCAATAGTTCGTTTTCTTTATCGTCATTTTCGTAGTCAACTTCTTTTTCGTCTATTAAAATCCAATTGTCTTGTGGTTCTTCGCCTAAATCAATCAATGGATTTGTGTGTGCGCTTAATTCTGTTCCTGTTTCTTCTGCAACTTGTTCTGCGTTCTGCGTGTTTTCCAAGTCCGTAAACTCAAGTGGTTGTAAAGTCTTAAAGAATAACTTTAACGCAACTCCGTTGTATGCTAAAATGCTATCAAAAGCGTCTAATAATTCTTCTTGAAAAGGTCTAATAACCATATTGTCAAAAAGTATGCTTGAATTTTTAAGTTCTTCAGCGTTACTTGAAAAGCCATTTGTTGAAGCAACACCAAATAATAAAGGTGAAGTTATGTTGTGTCCTAACATTATTTTGCGTAAACATTCTTCGCTTAAATAAGTATAAAGCTCTGATGCGTCATTTAAAGGAATATCTTCAACTGTTGTTTTACTTTCTGCGTTGTTGTTAAAAGCTACAATTACTTTTTGTCCACGTGAACCTGTTAACTTGCTTAAAACTTTGTTTGATATGATTTGTTGCTGTTCATCCGTCGGTATACCATTATTAAAATTAACCACGATACGCCCCGAGAATCCGTTTTGACATTCATTAATTAAATAATCTGATATCTCTTCTTCTAAAACGCAATATGGAAGACAACCTGCATAGTCGCTGTATGAATAATATTTCATCCCAACTGAATAAGGTTTAGAAAATAATATTTCTATTTTTTCTTTGCCATAACCAAAAGCACTAAATCTAATTGGCGCAAACTTTTTAGTATCGTCCCAATTGTCCGAATAATAATAACCTGTTATTTGTCCGTCTTTATCGCATTTTTCAGCTCGTAAAAGATTGACCGGAATATGATATGCTTTTAATATTTTGTCGTGCTTGTCGTTGTAGTGTACTTGAATAGCAAATTGTCCAAACATTTTCCTATCAAGAACCATTTTACGTACGTCTTCTTTATGAAATAAAGACATCATTTGTGCGTACTCATTCGGCTTTTTATTAGCGTCCAATGCACTTAATCCTTTACCGTAAATTAATCGTGCTACGTTGTTTATAATAGCATTGTTCGTTGTTGAATTGCTATATCTCTCAATTAAGAATTGAAAGTATTGGGCGCCGTCTTCAGTTAAAAAGTCAACCCAATTTTCTCGGTTTGTTTCCGAAACTACAGGTGACGTATAAGCCGACAAGTTTAAAACGTGTAAATTATTCATATACTATAAAATCATTTGTTGTTGAATTAGAAACATATTGATTGTTGTTAACCGAAAATGTAACTAAACTTTGTGCCGTGCAAAAAACACGGTCTTTATATATAATGGTTGTGCCTACTCTTAAAACTAAATTATAAAAATGTCCTTCTACTAAACCAAAGGTTGCTGTAATCGTGTTTATATAGTCTCCTGTTGTGCTTGAAGTAATCGCTACCGCTGTTGTTACGTTTGTTTGTTCGTCTGTTAGTTCCATAACATTAAACGTATTGTCACGTGGAATAAAACTAAATGTTTGTGGACTTCCTGAAGGTGTTAATACTATCATATTAGTATAATTAAATATTCGTGTTTTTGTTCTTTTTTAAAGACAAAAAAAAAGCCGAACTATAAAGAACGGCTTTAAAAATAATTTTTTTAATTTTAGTAAGCAACGATTGATGCTCCTGTAAAGACTGCTAATAATTGAGCGTCTGTAGATGGATTACTTAATGTTTGAGCAACGTTTAAATGATTTGCAGGAATATTTTCCATTCCTACAAGTGTCATTGTATATCCGTTTAAATCACCCATTGCAGTACCGTTAGAAATAGTCCCTGTTGTTACATCCATTCCATTAAATAAACCTGCTATAAAGAAATTATTAGCATTGGTTCTTATAACTACTTGTGGACGTCCCCAAGCAAGTAATTTCATTTGCTTTGTAGCAACAGCGTCTAAACCTTTAATTGTAAAAGTTAAAGTTTGTTCTACAAAAGTAGTTCCGTTTTCTCTTGAACTTGTAATTGTTTGCTCAAAAGAATTTGCACCTTTTAAATCGTATTTATAAAGTGATGTTACTCCTGTAATTGTAGTAATACTATCTTCTGCTCCTGCGGTTACGCTATAAGTTGGAACTAAATTAGCATCATTGTTATAGTTTATAAAGTAAATACTTTTTATACCGCCTACAAATTCTTTGCAAACTTCAGCCCTTGATTTTGTTAAAAGACAAGCCATTTTGTTTTATTTTTAAATTATGAATAAAATAAAGCGCAGTTGCCTACGCTTTTTATTTAATGTTATACTCCGTAAAGAACTACGTCTGAACCGATACCGTATTGAACCGCTCCATTGTAACGCATAATTACACGAACATTGTTTGAACCGTCTATATCAGCCATATCAATTACTTTAACAAGTGACTTGTCATTTAAAAGTCCGCAACCAAAATAAAGGTTATCTACAGTTGTTGCAATCATATTGTTTGCTCCAAGTCCGTTAGCCATAAAAATTGGAATACCGTCGTAAGATAAACTTCCGTTTGTATACCATTGTGTTCCTTGTGTGTTTGTTCCGTTAGCTCCTAAACCTGAAGCACCAAAACCACCTAATGCACGAACGTACAATTTAGCAATTTTTTGTGAAACATAAATTCTTAAACCTTCGTTTCCGTAAAGTGCTGCTGGAATAGCGTCTACTGTTCTTCCAATTTCACCGATTACTGTTGTTGCGTCTAAAGTTGTTGTCAATGGTGAAGATACGTCAATAACGTCTGCGTCTGCTAACATCAAAGTTTTAAATCCTGCAAATTCTCCTGCTGTTGCGTTTGTTCCGTTCCAAATTGTAGTTTCAATTTTAGCTGCAACTTTAGCTGCTACGTGTGCAATTAAAAAGTCTGCAAAAGATTTAGGCAAACTTTTGAAAGATGAATAACCCATTTCAGCTGACTGCCAAGATTGTGCCATATCCGCTTTGCAAATTTGTAAATTTACTTGAAATTCTTCTGTTGTTAATACTCTTTCTGTTAGTGATATAGTCGATGAAGGTGTAAAATCACAAGTTGCGTTTGCAACGATGTCACCTGTTGCAACTTTTTGCATAACTTGTTTGTAAGCAACGTTTGGAAGTATAGTTACTCCGCCTTGCTCAAGTGTTGGTGCGCTTAATAAAGCTGCTGCTAAATATTTACCTGCAAACTGACCTTCGTAAGTTGTGGTAATTGATGTTGTTGTACTTAAATTAATGTTTTTCATTGTATAAATTTTTAAAAATTAAACTGTTGTAAATGTAATTGCACCTGCTGTTGTTCCTACTCCTGAAACATACCAGTTAACGCCATCACAATTTAATGCAACAAAATCACCGATTGTATCAGCGGCGGCTGCAAAAGTAATTGTGTTTCTATTCGCTGAAGGTACGTTAACTGAATTAACAATTGCTCCACCTTGAATAACGTTTGAAGCTGCTAAAATTGTCCAAGCTGTAGTTGCAAATAACGCTTGTACTGAAAAACGGAAATTTAAACCCGCTGAAGTTGCTACCGCAGGAAGTGTAATTTGTGCTCCTGCTGCTGCATTCAAAGAAAATTGTTTTCCAGAATCTGCTGCGCTTAAAGTAATTGCTGAACTAATTACTTGTGTTTCTAATACTTGATGTAAATTGTCGTTTGATATTGATATTAAAGTTCCACTCATTTTTTTTTGTTTTAAATTATTATTTACTTATTTTTTCTAATATTGAATCCATAATTGAACGTGGTCTTTTACTTGCGTATTGGAAGTGTTCAACTTCATTCGTATTTTCAGGGTTAAACGCAATAGGTTTTACTTCGGTAAGTTCGGTTGCTTCAGTTGCAACTTCTTCAACTTTCGATAGGTTTTCTAATTGTGCTTTTAACTCTATATTTTCTTGTGTTAATTTTTCTATTTCTGCAAAGAACGTTTCTTTAACTACGCTTTCAACTGTCTTCTTTGCGCTTGCTTCTACTTCTGCTTCAACAGGAACTTCTGGAGCAACTTCGTCTTCAGGTGCAACTTCTTCAGTTGTTGGTGCGTCTTTTATTTCCATTATAATACCTTCAACTTCTACAACTAAAATACGTCCGTCTTCTAATTCATATTCTCCAATCGGAACAGGAATCTTTTGTTCGTCTTCAGTTACAATAAAAACTTCTTTGTCCATTTCAAAAGCGTCTGCTTCAAAAATTGTTATTCCGTCCATTAACTTCATTGTTTCCAATTTTACTTCCATTCCTAAAAGTGTTTTGATTTGATTAATTACGCTTGTTTTCATTTGTTTGATTTAGTTTATATTTATATAATTAAATTGTTTATTTTTTGTTGTATTTTCAAATTAGATTGCGCCTATTCCTTGCGCTTGTAAACTACCGTCACAACATTTTGAAGAGTACGTTTTTCCGTCTTTACATAGGCAACCACGTTGACCACCTTTAGGACTTGTTTTCGCTTGTGCTACTTTTTTTGTTATTTTCTTACTCATCGTCCTTGTCGTGTATAAGTTTTAGTATAATTTTTACTTGACTTTAATTTGCTATTTCGTGTTTTTGCGTGTACTCCTGCACGTTTAACTTTCGGTTTTTTAAGATGAACTTTAACGTTAGTTTGCTTCGCCATTTAAAATAATTTCTTTGATTTTATCCATTAAAATTTGGTCTTCATTAATCAAATTCATCTCGTATTTGTCTGCAAAATAACCTTCAATAGAAAATCCTTTTACTTCTCCAAGTTTTACTTTGTTCCAAATTTCATCGTTGTTTACTTTCATAGAAATTACCCAAGTGCCTTTAGGAAAGTTGAAACCGTAGTTCATAGACTTGTCGTGTGAACCTTCGACTATCCAACTTTCGACAACCGACATTCCGTCTAACTTTTGTTTATGTTCTAAAGTTGCGTTGTTCTGGTTGCTATTCATAAAAAATAACTCACTTGCTTTGCGTACCGTTTCTTCACTAAAGTAAATGTAGTATTCTTCGTTCTTGTCGTTCTTGCGATAAATTTGTTTGTTAGGAATTAACGCTGCACCCATTAAAATACGCTTTTCAGCATCTACTTCTTTTAACTCTATTTCGTGTTTTTTTAGTGCTATAAAATCACTTTCGATTGCAGGACTTTCAACAACAGAAACTGCGTCTATTCCGCTTGTTTCGTCTTTTTCGTCAATTATTAATTCAACTATTCGCATATCTATTTAATTAAATTATTGTTTGTTTGTTGTATTTTCTAACCGCCTAAAGTTGCGTTTGCTAACCTGTTTCTATCTAACGCCTGTTGTGATGTTACTTGACCCGAAACAACGTAAGCTTGTATTGGTTGTTGGTTTAAACTTGCAAGTTGATTAACTCCACTTTGTCCTACAACGTTAAATTGTGGTGCTGACATATTTGGAGCGCCACCACCACCGCCACCATTACCACCACCAACACTTCCTGAAGGCGCACCGCCACCGCCTAACGCACTTAATGCTTTTGCAGTTGCCGCTATGTTTGCAGCTATTCCTATTCCTGTAGATATATTATTCCTTGCAATTATTCCTTCTGCTGCTATCACTGATGCACCACCGGATGCAATAGATAAAGCGGCTCCTGATGACCTTGCTGCAATATTTCCTGCTCTCGTTGCTATAATCATTTTAGCAATACCAATAGCACTTTCTGCAATTACGGCGGCTTTTTGAACTCCTTTTGATTTTTCAAATAAACCTTTAATAACTCCAATTCCTTTTGATGCTATGTCTAAATTTTCTTGTTGTATAACGGCTTTTTGTTCAGCTTCTGCCTTTGCTATTTCTATTGATTTTTCACTTGTTAATTTTTCACCTTCAAGTCTTTTAGTTCCGGCGGTTGACATTTCACGAATAACATTTTGAATATTTGTTAATCTTGTACTTGCGTCTGCATCGTCATATTTTTTAGTTATTGCTGCTAAACCTAAACGCTTTTCTTCTTCTAATGTTGTAACATCAATCTTTGCTTTTTTTCCTTCTTCAATTAATCTTGTGTATTTTTTATTTATTGCATCAACTTCTTTTTCTTCGTCTGTTAAATTACTAACTCTTATTTCTTCGTTTAATGCAAGTATGCTTTCTTTTAATGTTTTAATACGGTCTAATTCAACTTTAGCCGCTTCTTCGTTTTGTTGTTTAATTGCATCGTTGTGCGTTTTGTTAGCTTCTTTTAACTTCGTGTTTTTGTCCGTGATTTCTTGTTGAACTTCAACTGCGTTTTTTCTTATAATATCTTTTTTATTTTTTTCGGCTTCTTCTAATTCTTTACGTTCTTCTGTTACCGCTTTTCGTGCTTCAGTCGTTAATTCCTTTTGCTTTTCAATTTGTTCTTCAGTTGCACCGCTATTTATTAAATTGGCTAAAGTATTTTTATTCTTTTCGTAAGTATCTTTTGCCGTTGCTAAAGTTGATTTCTCTAAAGCAATTTGTGCTTCTGCGTGTTTTAATGCTAATTTTCTTAATGACTCTGAACTTGCACCGGAAGCTTTAGCCATTTCGTACTCGTGTCCGTTCTTTGTTTTTAATGCTTCACTTGCTTCTTGATTTGATTTTATTTGTTGCTTTAACGCAACATCATTTTTTTTAATTGCCGCTTCATTTTTAGCGTTTGCGTCTGCACTTGATTGGAACATTTTTACCAAAGCATAACCTGCCGCTATTAAAGCCGTGATAGTAAGAACAATTGCAGCCGCAGGATTAGCAGCCATAACTGCGTTGTAAACGGCTTGTGCCGCAGTCATTATTCTTTGAACAATAGTATTTGCTTTTAATACCGCTCCAAGTTGTTTAAAACTATCAATGCTTTCACCGATTGCTTGTGCGCCTGAAGC